TGTTTGCCAAAGTTGTCGACACGGTTTCCATGACGAATGTGACGAGTTCTGGGTTCGCGTCAACGAAGAGGCTAACAATTTCGAATGGGTGTCGTGTTGCTGCGGAGGCAATTATGACCTGCATGCGCAATTGCGTAAAGAATCTAAAGGCTCCGCCGACTCGAACTATGTGGGGACCCCGGTGGTTGAAGAGATTGAAACTTATATAAACGATTATATAGGTGTTAAATCGCCTGATGAGTATGCTGACCCGCTTTCTTCTGGCCGCAAGATGGCGGCGAAAACAGCGCCGATTGCGCCGGGGATGATTTGTGAGTGGGCGTGGTTGGCCCAGGCTGGTGGTGGTGTGGTACCCATTTTGGGTTGCCCGGGCAGGCCAGCGTCGGATAGGCATCATGGTCCCGATAAGAACACGTTGAATAACGAGTTAGGTGTTAACCTGCACAGGATTTGTGATTGGTGTCACAACCAGTGGCACGCCAAAAACGATGAAGCGTATGGTCCTCGCCCCACCAATGAGGACGGTTCCGTTGACGCGTCAGTTCCATTCATCCCCGATGGGGACTATGTTGAGCACGACCCCGTTACCAGAGCAAAAGATGAGGAAATTTATACTGAAGATGGTTTGCGTAGAGAAGAGGCCAGAAAACACGGGGCGGACATTTAACTTAATCTGGTTGTTTCTCGTACGTTCCAGCAATATGGAAATTATCTGCCACATCCAAACTCAAAGGGGTTCCTTCTTCAAACTCGACATCTTGGACGGCGCTAGACACTTTGTCAGACCAAAACAGGTACATGGTTGTTTCGCCTTCAGCCACGTGACCGGTCATATGGTATTGGTCCCCCGTTGAGGCGTCGTGAAGGCAACCGTCACGGAAAACGTAGGGGTGTTCTGCGGCGTAAGGCAACTCCATAGAGTACTGTCCAGCACCAAAACTGGTGATGTTATCAAAATCCACCATGTAAGCAAAATGTACAACGTTGCCGATACGTGTGTAACTTCCAGAGAAAACGTCGCCGGCGTCGCCCGTGAATGTTGGTGGTGTGGTGGCAGCGGTGCCCTCAGGTGTGATGTGGACAGATTTTTCTATGTCTAACAAGTCTTCAATGTTGTGGGTGTGGTCCCCTGGTGCGGCATCCCATGAGTTAGACCCCAGTTGGTGATGCAAATCAGTGGGACGACGGTACGATGCTTGCGCGTGAAACCAATCCAAGTAACGACCGGCAGGAGGGGGTTCCGGTGTGCTTTCCGCAACACCACGCCTAAAATCATCTATTTGCCGCAACTGGGCTTGGCGTGTTTCGGTATCTTCGTCTCTAGCCACTGTTTCCTCGTGTAGGGTTGCGTTATGGTAAAAATATTAGGGATTGACCCGTCACTAACAGCAACCGGTATCGCAATTGTATCAAAAGAGCCCCAAAGCAGGCCGGTATGGGAAGACACTTGGGCGATAAACCCGCCCATGAAAGGGCACGAAAGATTAGAGTACATTGCCAACAAAGTGTTAGGTGCTGTACGCAAACTTAACGATGGGGACATTATTGTTATGGAAGGCCCCAGTTTTGGTTCCGGTGGCGCAAAATCACATGAACTTGCTGGTGGTTGGTGGATTGTTAAACACGCCATCTGGGATTACCTCATGGAAGAGGACTTAAAAATAAAAGCGTTTTATGTGATACCGCCCAGGTCGCGAGCAAAATATGCGACCGGGAACGGTAACGCTAAAAAACATGCGGTTATTGAATCCGTGGTGGCACAAACAGGTATGTATATCACGGACCACAACATTGCTGACGCTATCGTGCTTGCTACAATGGGAGCACGCCTGGGAGGGGCTGCTGTGGACAAACTTGCCGCCGACGAACTCCATAAAGCGGCACCATTAGTCAACGTAAAGAATCAGTTAGAAAATGGGTTATCGAGCTTCTAGGGCCAGCACCGCCAAACAAGAAGGTGTAGATTTTGTTGGTCTTGTTCAGAATATTGAAGAGCAACTGCGTGTGCAAGCACGCCAACCCAACGCTTACGCGTACAAACCACACGACAAACAATTACAGTTTCACAATTTGCAAGACCTGAACCGGTTATTTGTGGCAGGAAACCGTTCCGGTAAATCTGTTGCATCCGTAGTGGAAGGGGTTTGGTATCTCACCAAAACCCACCCTTACCGCCCCAACTTTGAAGGTCAAGTCAGGGGACGTGTTGTGTGCGTTGACTTTCTCAACGGTGTCGACAAAATCATTTTGCCGCTCTACAGACAATATATGCCGCAAGATTATTTGATTGATGGGTCGTGGGAAAAATCGTATTCAGCGCAACAGCACACGTTGACACTGAAAGACGGTTCGTTTGTGGAGTTCATGTCGCAAGACCAAGACCTCGACAAATTCGCTGGAACATCACGCCATTTTGTGCATTTCGATGAAGAGTGCCCCAAAGTTATTTTTGACGAATGCCAGATGCGTTTGCTGGACACAAACGGGTGTTGGTGGATTAGTGAAACCCCCGTAGCGGGTATGGAATGGATTTACGATGACCTTTACCAGCCTTATTTTGAAGCGTTAGAGAAAAAAGAAAAACCAGTTATCGGGTTGATTCAAATGTCAACCAACGAAAACCCGTACCTACCGAAAGACGCTATTGAACGTATTTTCGGGACAATGGACCAAGAAAACAAAGCGGTCCGTTTTGGTGGTGAGTATTTATCTATCTCAGGTGCTTTGTACAAAGATTTCAAAGAGATAACACACGCCAACCAGACTTTCCAAGACTTCAATTTCGACCCGCAACACATGCGTGTTTATTTGACTGGGGACCACGGAATCAACAACCCGACCGCCTGGTTGTGGATTGCGGCTGATATCAAAGGCGGACTTACGGTGATAAGGGAATATTATCAAGCTAATGCGACAGTTGCTGACCATGCTCAAGCTATCAAAGAAATTAACGCGGAGTTAGATTGCGTTCCGTACATGGTGACCGGGGACCCGGCGATGAAACAGCGAAGCGGAATCACGGGAGAAAGCATTATCAGCGAGTACGCGAAACACGGAATCTACATCAACGTGGACGGGATACCACGCCAAAAAGAGGTAGGAATCAACAAGATAATGCAGTACCTGAAAATGAACCCGAAAACGGGTAAACCTTTTCTCACAATATTGCAGGAGTGCCATAATACGATTCGTGAACTTAAAGGTGCTAAACAGAACCGTTTTGTGAACAAAAAAGTTGCGGCAATGAAAAACCAGCCTGAGGGGCAACGCGAGAAGGATGACCACACGACAGATGCGTTGCGTTACCTGATGACGTTTATGCCCGATTTAACGCCCGAAGATTATGCTGGTGAAAGTGACGACAGGGTTGAATATGCGGCATCACTGTTGGATGTGACGTATGCGTGGCGAACAGAACTAGAAAGACGTAATTCGCGGGCCTTGGGAACCAGTTTAAACAACCCTAACGGCACCAGTTATGATTTCACCGGAATAGAGTAACCTTTTGGTGTATCATTGTTCTCATCTAATCAAGGAGAAATATGCCAAGCAGTAGAACAAAGTTCGTTGATGTTATGACAGTGTTCCCGCAGCGTTGCGTGCTAACAGGGAACGGTAACGTTAAAGGGCAAGAACAAGCATTAGATTTGGGTTTCCAAATACCCGACTATGGTCAAGTGTACGTTTCCGCTAGAGGTATGGCATGGCTGGCCCGCCAGTTCGGGTACATCAGCCAGGAAGAAGCAGAACAAAACCTAGAAAACGTGCACCAAGAACTTAAGGCAGCACAAAAACGCAACAAAGAACTACAGAACGCGTTGTCTCACGTTCCCGAAACAATCGAAGGAGTTATCAATGGAATCAAACAGCTTTCTGATAGTGCTGTCACTGAGCTTGCTGGCGTTACTAGCGGGGGGAGCGCTGACGCTGGTACTGTGGATAGTAAAAACTGAGCCCAAAAGGACCCAGTTAATAACTGAACCACTGAGCAAACAACTTGACGAAACTGTGAGGCTTTTGGCAAGTAAGGATGCCCTAACTTACAGTGAATTGGAGTTCGCCCGAACCAGGTCTGAACAAATGGCTGAATACGAGAAGAATGCGCGATATTATAGTGGAGACACTTATGCTGCGGAAGAAGCTCGGCTAGCAGGAGAGTTAGCCGACGATATCGCTATAGACAAGGAAGACTTGGATGCCATCACAGCCGTCATCAGCTAAAGAAATCAACAAAGAACTAGCCGACAACGAAAGTCGGCTAGTTGAAGTTGAGGTTGAAGAAACATACGAACAACCCATGGAAGCCGACATGAACCCCAACATGTTGGAAGCTGAACGTGTTCGTGCTTTCGCGCAAAGCCCTGACGGTCGCAAACTTGTTGCTTGGGTGAAACGCCAGTACAACACTATGCGGTCAGCACGTCGCGTGTATGAACGCCAGTGGTACACCAACTTGTCTTTTTACATGGGCAAACAATACGTCGAATGGAACCGTAATGAAGACCGCCTGGTTCCCCTGCCCAAACTGGACAAATACACTCCCCGAATCACAATAAACAAAATTCGTCCTATTATTCGTACCGAGATTTCTAAACTTACCGCAGGTAAACCGACCGCAAGTGTGGTGCCATCTTCCAACGACGACGACGATGTGTTTGCTGCCCGGGCGGGTGAACAAGTGTGGGAGTCCCTGTACTATCGCAGAAACTTTCACCGCACCATCGCTGATTCGGCTTTCTGGCTTTCCATCACCGGCACCGCGTTCATCAAAACCTATTGGGATGATTACAAATATGACGCGGTAAGTGACTTGTATGGTGAGGTGTGTTGGGCTGCGTTGAGCCCGTTCAACATTCTTGTACCGGACCTTACCGAAGAATGTATTTACGACCAACCATACGTTTTTAACGTGTACAACAAACCAATTGAATGGATTGAGCTGACTTATAAAGACGCTCTCCCCGAAGGCTTCCGTGTCAGTGAAGACGGCGACACCGACGATATTATGTCGCCATCAAAGTTAGGTATCTCTGCCAACAAAGAAGCGCGCCCCGAAAGCGCCACACTCATTGAAGCGTGGATTAAACCAGGCACAACCAAAATCCTCCCCCAAGGAGGGTTTGTCACCATTGTTAACGAACAAATCATTCAAGCTGGCCTGTCAGGTTTGCCTTATTCTCACGGGCAGTACCCGTTCGCAAAAATTGACCACATTCCCACCGGGCGTTTCTACGCTGACTCTGTTATCACGGATTTGATTCCCTTGCAGGTTGAATACAACCGCACCCAGTCTCAAATTATTGAAGCCAAAAACCGCACCAGCAAACCGCAGGTGTTGTTTGATGAGGGCTCCGTGGTGCCACAGAAA